CTCGATACTTAGTTACCTCTGAGGAACGTGATATTATTTCGTTAAATATTAGCGGTCTAAGTGCTGGAAGTTCAGAGGATGGATCAGCAAACATTAACGGAAATTACATTTTAATTGGACAAGACAATGGAGGGAACGGTGCAGTTTCTGGAACTAATGTTTATTACAATCCCGCAGTAGGAACTAAAACTTCAAGTCAAATTGATTCTACTGTTATATATAAAAGAACAAGTACAGATCGATGGGAGATTGAAGAAGACGGTCGAATTACTATTAATGCAGACGGTTCGGTTAGTGCAGTTGTTTCTACAGGTAATCAACTTTTGGTTGAAGCTGATTCTACTAAAAAAGATAATCCATCTGAAGTTGTTACGTGGACCTTTACAACTGCAGGAGCAGTCAGATTATCTGGCACTCCATTAGTTGTAGATGAACAACTTATTCCTTATGCCCAGACAGGTAAAGATACTATTGGTGACTTTAATCGCATTCACCGTAAGCGAGCATTTTTAAATAACTCAGCCATTGAATACGAGTTTTTTGTAGATTTTAATGGAGCTAACATTTTAAATATTACTAGCACGACTGACAACTCAGTATTTGTTACTTACAAGAAGCAGTTTACACCATTTAGTATTACTGTTTCTGATCCAGTTGTTGTAGCGGACTTTACTGGTAGCACTGTCGAGGTTCCTGCGGAGTTCTTTGCTTATCTTGCTCACGCAACTTATGCTGACTTCCTTCGTATGGACGGGCAGACTGACAAGGCATTTGCTGAGGAAAACACAGCGTCCACTGCTTTAGCTCTAGAACTTGAGAAGATTGATATAATCTCTAATAACAATACCGTAAACAAACGGTTTTCCACTTACGTAAATCGGCAGTCCCGATAATAACCCCCTGTGATATAATACACAATTATGGCAAGTTCAAGAAATAACGCACTGGAGTTCAGCTCCGTAGGTTCAATAGTAATCAATGCTGCTGACGGTGCAACCGCTGGTAAGTTTGGAGCTATCCAGTTCCTGAAGGATTCAACCCTTTCAGCATTGACCGCTACTAATGTAGACAATTCTGCCGATCTCCTTACATCTTTCGGAGCAGGTACAATTATATATGGCAATTTTACTTCCGTTACTATAAGCGGTGGATTAGTGCAACTACACAAGGTCTAATATGCACATTAGCCTTGACTCAGCTCTGGGTCAGCAGCGTAGGCTGAACCAAGTAGGAGAGACTATCAGTTCGATAGCTGCTCCTACGGCAGCATACAGTCTCCGTAGTATTACTGGCGGTGATCCTAGGGCTGTGCGTGTCCGTAGATCAAGTGACAATAGTGAACAAGACTTTACTGTTTCTGAAATAAACTCAGGGGCGTTAGTTGACTTCGTAGGTTCTGGCAACGATGGCTTTGTAGAAACTTGGTATGACCAGTCAGGCAATAGCAATGATTTGACTCAAGCAACTGCTTCTAAACAACCTACGGTTGTAACTAGTGGAACTTTAAATACAAGAAACAACGAGCCAATTGTAAAGTTTATACAAGCAAACGAAACTCATTTGGCAGGAGCTAGCAGTATTTTTCCAACTGGGACAGATATTGCAATGACCGTTTTTCACGCAATGCACGTTGATACTTCTTCTAGCAACAGAATAGGTCTATTTGGTCATAAAAATGCGGGCAATAGTCCAAGCACAAATAAATATTTAACCGGAAGTGGTCCTAATATAAAAACAGTTATTAAAACCAAAGATGCGTCAAACACAGTTGTTTCACTTCAATCTGATGCCGTGTCATCAAATGATGCTGATGCCATTATTACCTATTTGTCTTCAATGAGTGATGGCACTGGAACGCACGCAGTCTTTAATTTAGGCGCACAGGTTGGTTCAACGCTAACAGGGAGCATTACAGATCAGTCCTACGAAAGCGGAAATACTACAATATTGGGATCAAGAACAACTGGAGATAATTTTTCAGATTCAGAATTTTTTGAAGTCATTGTTTACGCCAGCGATCAGTTATCAAATCGTGATGCTGTCGAAGCCAACCTTTCAAGTAAATACGGAATAGCCCTTTCATAATATGTATTTAATTTACGCAAGCAAAGAATCCGCTATTGAACGAGCCGACGAAGAAGGCAAGGAAATTGGCTACAGCTATTGGGTTAATGGTATTGGCACTCGCTGGCTTACATATCCTGACGAGACCATTGACTATACTTGGGCATTGGACGTAACGGACTACGACCTTGATGATGCCGAGAAAGCATCAACCGTTGATCACTACACACCGCTACCTGACCCTGACGAGGACTAAATTATTATGGATACTATGCTTAGAGGAACTGTAGGATCAACTGGATTTTTTGCCTGTATTGGGCTACAAAGCATTAATGGTGCAGTTAGTTTAATCGTTGGTATAATGACCTTTATTTTCCTAGGACTATCTATCTATAAATTAATCAAAGAACTTAAATGACAACAGAACTTATAGCGATGCTAGGAGGAGGAGCCTCTGGGTTTATCTTCAAACTGATTGGACAGCTTGTAGCCAATCAGCAAAGCACTGTGGACGCTATGATTAAGAAACAAGTAGCCGCCGACGAAAGCCACCAGAAAGCCGCTACAAGGGGCGGTGAGTGGGTCAGGAGGGTCATAGTATGCACTGTCCTGTTTGCGGTCGTTGTAGCCCCCTTTATATTGGCTCACAGCCCAGAGGGAGTTACCGTAGGGCAGGAGACATCTCGCTTCTTTGGACTATTCAAAGGAATAAAGTATCAGACCCTCAATGGTTACCTTATACTACCAGAGGTTCGTCAAACAGTTCTAGCCATTGTCGGATTCTACTTCGGCTCCTCAACCATTAAATGAATGAAGTTCTACAAATCATTGCATCCCTCTGGCCTATTGGTATTGGCGTTATTACGCTCATCATCGTGCTAGCCCGGATGCACTACAATCTAGAAGCTCTTACAGAAAAGGTAAAAGTCCTGTTTGATTTTCACAATAAAAGAAAGAAATAATTATGAAGTGCTGCATCTGCAAAACTAAAGATAAATTTATCACTAAGGTAAAATCAGTCGCATCCAAGCTAGTAGCCTGGGTCAAATCAATAATCAAATAACGAAAGATAACATTATGCCAATGGGAAAAGGAACATACGGAAGCAAGGTAGGTCGTCCATCAAAAGCTGCTAAGGCCAAAGGGATGAAGAAGATGGCTATGAAAAAGAAGAAGAAGTAATGCCATTTAGCAAATACAGTCCAAAACAAAAGAAGATAGCTAGGGTTGCACCCCCTCGTAATAAAATTACTGGGGCTGACTTCAAAGTACTAAGGGGTAAAAATGCACAGAAAAATACTAACCGTCGCAAGAAAGCTTGAGAAGGCTTCTAAGGCTCACGCTGGGCAAGCGAAGCTACTCAAATCACTCGTAAAAAATGGCAAAGAAAAAGGCAAAAAGCGGGGGTAAGATATGCCCTGAAGGTAAGGCTTGGGCGAGACGGACGTTTGACACGTATCCATCCGCTTATGCGAACCTAGCTGCGTCTAAGTATTGCAAAGACCCCAACTACGCAAAGAAGGCTAAAGGTGGCAAACGTAAAGGAAGATAATGGCATCCAAAAGGATTCCTAGAAAAAGACCAGACGGAACCATTAGACCTAAGTCTAAGCATTCTGATTTGTATACGGATGAAAATCCAAAAGGCACAATCAAGGGTTTGGGATTCAAAGATATAAAGACAGCTAAATCTAGCATAAATAAAATAAAAAGATCAGGCAGAACTCACGCACACAAGATACAGGCAGCGATAGCAATGGAACAAAGGGCAAAGGTAATGAAGAAGACTGGACCTGCTAGAGTGTATAGAACCTATATTAACAGCATCAAAAAATCATAATGGCTCAACTAAAAGAATGGCTAAAGCAGAACTGGGTAAGGATAGGGACTGATGGATCGATTAAAGGCCCTTGCGGAACGTCGAAAGATAAGAAGAACCCTGACCGTTGCCTGCCTAAAAGAAAGGCTCTCAGCCTCACGAAAGCGGAAAGAGCAGCAACAGCACGTAAAAAGAAATCAGCAGGAGCCAGAGGAAAGACAGTAGTAGCTAATACACCCAGAGCAAAGGTAAGAAGCAAATGAGGAAGGAACACAAGAGTAAAAAGGGAGGACTAACTGCGGCTGGTCGCGCTTACTTCAAGCGCAAGACTGGGGCAAACCTCAAGCCCCCGGTTACTGAGTCTAATCCTAAGGGTAAGAAGCTAGCTCGAAAGAAATCATTTTGTGCCAGAATGTCTGGCGTTAAGGGTCCAATGAAGGACAAAAAAGGAAGACCAACACGGAAGGCACTAGCCCTAAAGCGTTGGAAATGTTAATCAAATAAATATTATGTTAGGAAACAAAATAAAACCAATAAAAGGCGGGATGGTTGGTCAGCGAATCAATCTTGACCCCACTGAATTACTTAACAATGCTATGAGTCCCGCTCAAGCACAAGGTCCTAGGCTTTTGGGTCCTAATTCAACACAAGGTCCTACTCTATTTGACCCTACAGTAGGAATAAATCTAAATCAGGCTAATGCTGCGCGTCAAGCAGGAATGATGGGTTCAATTGGTTCAATTGGTATGGGTAATGCTCAACCTATGCGTCAACCACAGGGTCCTCGTTCTATGATAGGAAGAGGTGGCAGAGGTAGAAGAGGAAGCCAACCTCGCATGACTCCGCGACAGGTTCGCTCTAGCCGCGCAATGGGTCGTGGTTCTGGTGCATTTGGAATGCAAGGCAGGGGTCCAATAGCGTTACAACAGCCAAAAGCTAGAGGTAGAGGTAGAGGTAAACGTCGTTAATCAATGCCCGAATACAGGACATATGCAGGACTAGATGACCGCATTTCCAAAGATGGAGATGTTGGTTTTCTTGGTTTCAATAATCGGATGCGACCTGATCAGCTACCGCCAGGTATGCTTGCTGATTCACAGAACCTACGGACTGACCGCAGGGGTGAGGCACAGGTTAGAAAAGGCATTGATTTAATATCCAGCCCTCTGTCTACAGGTATTGAGGCCCTCACGCTTCCGTTTACTTTAGTTGCGGATGATACATCTGTTACCGCTACACAAACTGCTGGTGCGGTAGTTCTAACAAATGTTACTGCTACAAACTTTCCTAGCTCTGGAACCGTTAATGTATCAGGTGTATCTGGACTTACTCCTGCGGTAAATGGTGATCGAGCATTTACAAAGAACAGTAGCACTCAGATTACAATAGCTGACCAGACATACAGCGGCACAGCCAGCGGTACTGCAACAGTAAAGTTCGGCATACTCAATGAGGGTGCTATCAATGCTATCTATGGTTCCTGTGCTTTCTCGGATCCTAACGCATCAGCCAGTCAGTATATTATCTTTGCTTCTAATATAAAAGCGGTAGCTGTTAATACGGCTACAAATCCTGCTACTACTACCGACATTGGGTTTCCAGCAGGAGTAACTGTTTCGGCTTCAGCATCTATGCTACAGGCATTTAACAAGGTATTTATATTCCGTGACGGGAAAACAGCGTTAGAAAATAATCTAAGAATATCTACAATTAGCTCTGCAATAGTCACGGGTTCAAGCAATACTGCAACTATTACCACAAGCACGAATCACAACTTAGTAACAGGAGATATTGTTACAATAAATAATTTAGGATTCAGCACTACTGATCCTAATGGTTCAGCTAAAAGTATTACAAAGACAGGCGATACTACGTTTACTTATTCACTTACAGCAAGTGGCGATGAAACCTATACGGTGACAAGTACCTCTATTGTAGCTACTGACTTTACGAAGGTAGCTAGTGGCACTTATACTCAGCCAGTCAATCTAGCTGCTACAGGTTTTACCATAACCAATGGACTCGCTACCGTAACAGTATCTAACAGTCTATCGGCTGGGGACACAGTAAATGTAATTACTGCTGGAGGTAGCACACTGACTAAGGGAACAGCTTTTACTGTCTCTGAGGCTAGTTCCTCTGCTTTTAAATTTTTTGTTAATACTGACGATGTATCAAATCAGACTGACGTTCACTTCATTAAGAAAGTATCAGTAGGCTTAGGCTTTACTCATATGCCCGCACCACCGTATGCGGTTTACCATCAGCGTAGATTAGTCATGCCATTTAAGTTTAGTGTTGATGCGTCCGCGGACTCATTTACCGCTAGAGGTATACTCGATGAAGTTATAGGATCTGACATTTTAGACACTGACACCTATGATCAAATATTTGCTCAGTACAGGTTCAATGCTGGTGAGGCTGACTTCAACGTAGGGTTGCATTCATTTTCTGAAGATAACCTTATGGTGTTCAATCGTAATAGCATTCACTTAATTACTAACACAACATCTTTACAAGAGGCTAGCACTAAACTTTTGACTAACGAAGTTGGCTGCGTAGCCCGTCAGTCCATCTCACAGGTGGGCAACCAGGTAATCTTCCTCTCCGACAACGGTGTTTACAGTACTCAGTTCTTTGATGAATACAACCTTCGTGGCACAGAGACTCCACTCAGTGAGCCAATTAACGAAACAATCAAGAGAATTAACAAAACTTACTGGCAGAACTCCGTAGCTGTTTACTTCGATAACAGATACTTCTTGGCCGTTCCTTTAGATACATTTCAAGACGGCAGCGAAAATACCAGTGGTGTTAATAATGCAATAATAATTTACAACTTCCTTAATAAGCAATGGGAAAGCATTGACCAAGTAGCTGATACGGGATTTAATATTTCTAACTTGTTGGTCGTTGGTGAAGGCACAGATCGTGGAATATATGCCGTCAATGACATAGGCGGTGTGCAGAAACTAAACGAAAGAGTAGATGGCGTTGACAGGATAATTACTCAGATTGGTGGCGATGAAAAAACACCTATTGTTCCGGGTTCACTGACTACTCGTCAATACACATTTGAGAGCCTAGAAAGAAAGAACTGGAAGCAGTTTGAAATGCACATTGAATCCGGCGCATCTACGGTGTCTAACTTTGATATATCCGCTGAGACTGAGAACCCAGATGCCAATCTTAGTTTAGGCAAACTCAGTGACTTTGTTGGCTCAACTCTACTTGAGGCTGAGGATGTGTCCATACGTGGTAGAATAGGTAACCGTCGAGGTTACGGAATTCAGTTTACACTTAACAATACACTAGGAAGACCAAAGATTAGAGCTATTGAAGCCGATGGAGCTATATCCTTCCGTTCAACTAATAAAGCAGAATAATGGCAATTTTATCAAAAGGAACAACATTTTCAACGGGCGATCAGGTTACGGCAGCCAACCTCAATGCCTTAGTTGATAGTGCAACATTTGCAGCAGGAGCCGTGGATGACAGCACTACGGCCCTCGATAGTTCTTCTCCAAAGAAAATTATTGTAAAAGATTTAGGAATAACAACCGCCAAACT